ATGACTAAAGATACCGCTAAATCAGATCCAACCGCCGAACTCTTCGGATTGACATCCGATCATACTGCCGTTCTCGTTGAAGCGCTCGACGAAGTAACGAACGGTAAGTTCTCTGAATTCGTGAAAGAAAATCCCATTTCCTTAGCGCCTTCAAATATCGAAGCTTACTACGTGAACGAGAACGGCAAGAAAGTCGACCTTAAAGACATGCCTACTTGTCTTGACTTGCTCCGTCAAGTATACGGGCCGGATTCCTCGGCGCCGGTGCTGTACAACGAAATGGTTCTTCCTGTGAAAGATCAACGCCATGCAAATGGTGCCCCTTTTAAACTCAAGCCGGTGGGTGCAGCTCTTAATGGTTTTCACCAACGGTAAAACACCTAACGGCGAAGCTTGCCCGGACATCCCAAGTCATCGTCATCTCCTTTTCAACTGCTAGAGTTCTCTATTAACCCTTTCTAATCCAGAGGGTTAATGGCTAAATTCTTAGCATAACAATCAACAATAGAAAGTCAAACATGAAAACCGAAGCCCAAATTAAAGCCGCCATCCGTAAAGCTGCCAAACCTATCGACGCTGAATGGGCTGGAGTGCTCGACGAAGAGCTTGACCGCCTCTTCAACAAAAAGCTCACCAAGCTCGAACGTGGTACGGCCTTCCGCGCGGTCATGCGTTTCCTGGAAAACTCTTCACCCAAAGAGATCGCCCAGATGTTGCTGGACGTGGGCTTCTTCGAACCAGCTCGCTACCCAGCTATCTGGGACATGGACCTGATCGACACCGGCATCGGGCAGCGCGTGATCACCGTTCTTAACAACAACCAGATCTTTTACGTGGGCGAACTCGTTAGCCGTACTGTTGACGAACTGAAGTTTCCTGGTTTCGGTGTGGCTGGAAAGCTCATCATCAATAACTTCCTCGGTACCCACAAACTGAAACTCGGCACCGACACCACCGGCTGGATCTCCCCTGACCCAACCCGCTCGTATTAAAGTTTCATCCGTAGCCCCTTTGCAGTCCAACCCTTTGTTATGATAACCTAGGAGCTTTACCATGTCACAGAAATACACCGTCTATCCAGGCAACGAACCGCCAGAAAAACCTGGCATGATTCTTTCCCGTACCTTCCGGGAAGCTTTGCTCAAAGCAAACATCACGTCCGATGGAGAACTGCATGCTTTGATTCGAAAGTTTGTTGAAAAACAAAACATCGAAAGCACTACTCTTGAACGTACCGCTATCCAAAACATCAAACGCGGTTTAGCTGATACCGCCATGTCCTGGTCGATGTTCGTCAAGGGTATGCGCATCATCAACCAAGCCTTCACTATTCAGCTGGGGAATGGTTCTACCAATTTAGGTAAACCGTGGTCGGATGAAGACATAGAGAAAATCTAACATGGAAACGAAACTGCAATTGAAAGGCCGAGAGTTTACTGTTGATTCCACGGACGGTAAACAAACCTGCATCTACAAAGCGCTGGCGACGTTGCCAGAAGGCGAGTGGGTTACGATCAATGAACTCACTGCGGCATTGGAGGGCAGTCTGTTCAGTGAGCAAACTCTCCGCACCGCTGTGTCAGCTGACAGGATGCAAGGCGTGGTAAGGAAAGTCATTGCGTCGACCCAAGGTGGAAAGTCTCACCGGGCTATGTTGTATTGCCTGGAACCTGACGCAGTCATGCCGCAAGACATTCTCGCAGGCGTCACGAAGAAACAGCTTTACGCGCGGCGCTTTATTTAACGGCATAAACTCCACCTCTCCCTTAACTGGGTAGAGGTGGAGTTTATTTACCTGCTTTATTTTTTTGGCCATTCCGAAAGCATCGGCTCTTTGGGCCAGATACTCTTGAAGAGGTATTGACCGGATTCAACCCGGCCAGGGTATTTGCTGTTGATCATACAAAAACTTTCACCGTAACCTTTCACGGCTACGTTCGATGCAGCGCACTGGGTGTTCAGGTTGTCAAACCAAATGTCTGGTTTGCAGCCCTTCACAGCCCTGCAGAGACGTGCGCGTTTCGTAACCGACCCAGCACCCCCGTTATACGCAGCGGCAGCGCACGCTTTGATCTCGCGATTCCCAGACATATACGCAGAACAGTTCCGATCGTTTACTTTCAACTTTAGAACCACCGCACGCATTTGCATCTGGGTATCGTAGCAATCTTTCCAATCCCAGGCTTTGAGTGTTCTGCTCAAGCTTTTGGTTTCAGTAAGCGCATCGAAGCGAGGTTTGCCAAGCTTGTCGTAAGAAATCGTAAATTGTCCAAGTCCGCACCCTAGCTCTCTCGACGTTTTCAAAGTAGCTTTTGGTTTCCATTTACTTTCCTGATAAATTACCAACGCAGGGAAAGCTTGTGGAGTAAGCTCAGGCCAGTACGTCACGATCTCTGTTTGCAAACCAGGCAGTAACAGCGCCGCATCACCTGGCAGTTTCTGAGCTGAGACGTATGTCATGTCGAAAAACAGGAACAGGACAACGATCAGCTTTTCAAACCAATTGAGGCGTCGCATGGTTTACCCCATCAAGTAGATGAACACGCAAACGCGGAACATCCACTTGAGCATATCGCAGACGTGGGTAACAGGTACCATGATCGGCGCATCGACGTTGTGCATTTCTTTGCGACGTTGTTTCGCCAGCACCGACTGTGTGGCGATCGTAATCCACATCAGACTCACTTCGATGAAGGTAAATTTGGCCGCAGCCATCACCATCGGAATGAATTCCGGAAAACGACGCACCAGTGAGAAGCGGTCCGTCATACCCGATTCCACCAGCGCATCGACAGCCGTCAAACCGACTGCGGTCAGCAGAACGAGAACGAACGTACGGAACAGCATACGCTGAATGATTTCAAAACTCTGACACTTGAAGTCGTGCCAGATGGCTTTGGTTTGTTGTTTCATGGTAATCCCTTAAGCTGCGATGGGTTTTGGCGCTTGCCAGGTCCCATCAAAGTTTTGTTTGTAATCCACGTCGACGTGGTCAGGGATCTCGGTATAAAACTCCGCCTGACTCGCGCCCACGTGCTCCTCGATGGTTCTGCCAAGTGGCGGCTCGGTGACCGACACAACCAGACCTCGATAAATCCGCCCAAATCGCATACGAACCTCTCTTAGATAAATGAAATGTTGTTAGAGAGCAACTCTCTCCATAACAATGGCACTATGTTTCTTCAACGACCACCACACCACCTGGCGGAACATCGATTTGAATCCCGTCCGCAGAGTACTTCACAGACGTCATCGTGCGACCAACTGGCGCTGCAATAGCGCTCGCAGCACCGCCTGGGAACGTTACACCTAAAGCTGCAAAAGGGGCCATCTCTGTGCCAGCGACGTAAGCATTGTAGTTTGCATTCCCAGGTGTGACGGGATTGTAAACCGCATTGCCCGGCGTGTTGTTACTGTAAACCACCGTTCCAGCGGTAGGCGCATTGTAATACGCTGTGCCTGGTATGACTGGATTGTAGTTGGCATTACCCGGCACCGTTGGATTGTAACTAGCGTTACCTGGTACAGAAGGGTTATACACAGCATTACCCGGCGTTGCAGGGTTGGAGAACGTTGTGCCAGGATTGGTGTAACCTGGATTGGTATAGGCGTTACCGTTCGTTGGCGTCGGTGCATTGTAATAGGCCGGGGCGTAGTAACCTGGATTGACGTAATTGTTCCCTGAAGAATAATTCCCAGGGTTTGTTCCAGCCGGCACAAAACTACTCGGGTTGGTGTTACCCGGATGCTCTAACGAACACTCCTTAAACTGCGTGGAAGCGCTATAGCCATCATTCCAACCGTCATACGACCATCCTGTCGGACAGCGTCCTGAGTTACCTGGAACCGTTATCCGCTCAGTGTAACCTGGATTGGTATTACCTCCGACGTATTGACTCGGGTAAGGATTACCTGGCGCGTATACCCCTGGATTGGTACCTGGATTGCCTGGCGTATACGAGTCTGGCACCAGATTACCTGGCACAGCACTCGGCGGATTGTAAGCAACGTTGCCGGGTACATAGTCGCCTGGTGACGTATACGACGTTCCGGGTGTGACGGGATTGTAGTATGCTACGTTACCTGGAGCCGTGGGATTATAACCAATCAAATTACCCGGTGCGACTGGATTCGTGCCCGAAACGTTGCCACCAGTTGGGGCGTTGACTCCAGCGTAATTGCCGGGCGTCGTGGCATTGTACTGTGCCGTACCCGGCGCCGGGGGATTGTAGTTCGCTGTCCCTGGCGTGGTAGGGTTATACACAGCGTTACCTGGCGTCGCTGGGTTCGTTGTTGCCGGACTCGTGTAACTCGGATTCGTGTAAGCTGGGTTGTAGTTCCCTGGCGCATACGTCACTGGATTGTTGTAAGCCGGCGCATACGACGAAGGATTGTAATATGCCGGATTGGTCGTACCGGGCGCATAACCTACCGACGGTGGATTGTAAGCGGTATTGCCAGGCACTACAGGGTTGTAAGCAACGTTGCCCGGTGTGTAATACGTCACTGGCGCATTGGTATAACCAGCGTTCGACGCCGGGTTACCTGGCGTGCTCGTGCCGGGGTTGGTATACGCTGGCGTGTAAAGTTCACACGTTTTAAATGGGTGGCCTTTGTCGTCATAGTCGTAGTTGGTATTCCAACCAACCGGACATTGGAACGTCATGGCAATGTTACCCCATTGGTAACTCTCCGGAACATAGTTGCCAGGTGTATAGCTCGATGGATTGGTATACGCATCACCGGGTACATAGTTCCCTGGCGCGGTGTACGACGTCACCGGATTGGTGTAGGCATTTCCAGGCGTTGCAGGATTGGTGTAAGCATTCCCTGGGATGTTGTACGTCGTTGTTGGATTCGCGTTGCCTGGAACGAGGTTACCAGGTGTGTAGACGTCCGCTACAAAGTTTCCCGGCACAGGTGTGGCAGGGTTCGCTGTGGCAGCAACGTAGTTACCAGGCGTGGTATAACCCGGCACGGTGTTGCCAGGCAAAGTGGGATTGTAGCCAACCACGCTACCTGGAATATCTGGATTGTAGTACGCGATGGTGCCAGGCACACCTGGATTGTAAACAACTTGTCCACCCCCAGTTGGTGGGTTGTACCCAGCCAACACACCTGCCACCGGAGGGTTATACCCCGCAACCGAAGGCGGAATCGGTGAGTTACCGGGTACGCCGTGACCAGAAACCACGATCGTCACTTTTCCGTAGGAGGGTTTGTACACTCCAGGGGCTGTGAGCGTCACGCTTTGTTTGCGCCCCGTGTTCGTCCGTTCGCGACGCTTTTTATTCGCTAATGTCGACATGACGCAACTCCTTTATTAAGCTGCGGTTTGACCCACGTTTTCGTTTGACAGGGACCCGGTCCATGTTGCGCCTGAATCAAACGAACTGAAGTAGTATTCATCCCGGCTGTTTGCCGTTGAAGTACGTGGCGGAATGGTTTTGTCCGACCACTGTACGTTGTTACTGAAAGCAACTGCTCGGCCTGCGACGTTATCATTCTTCAATACCAGCGTAAAACTGATCGACTCGTCGGCCCCGATAGTGCCGACGTTGGTCATACTGAACACCAGCTGTGTCGAAGCATTCAACGTCACTTCAAAGATGCCAGCCACGTTCAGATCGAGGGTAGTGACGTTCGTCGTGGCGTTTTGTCGCTTGATTCTTTCGCGGTAGATACCCCGGTTAACAATGCCGCCGGAGAAAGTCATCAAGCCGTCCACAGTGTCACCTGCGCGGTTAAGCGGTGTGTACCCCAGTGAGGCCAGTAATGCCGCCCGTGAGACAGTGGTGTTGGCCACAATCGTCAAGATCTGTTTCAAATTCGAGATTTGGCTATCGACGTAATCGAACAGCCCTTTGGTGGAAGGCGATGAGCCGAGCAGAATCGCTTGGCGGATACGCTCTAAGGCAGCGACCTGGTATTCAAAACCATACACATCACCGATGTCGTGCAAGTGCGGCGCTGGGTCGAACTGTTCAGGTTTGCCGATGATAGCGTCCCATGCTACTTTGCGGTTGTCCAGATCGAGCGTGTCGATCAGTTGCAAGATAGCATCCCAGCTGAAACTGAATTCACCACCCAACATTTGGGCATCGAACAGAACGTTGTTGCCGCAAGTTGGATCAGTCACCACGATGATTTGGTGAATCGTCAAACCGGTCTGTTGGGTCGGCTGGCTGTAGAGCAAAGCCGGGTAGTAATCTATCCCTTTGTCCAGGGAACGGTTGGTCGCTGCGTCGCGCACGGTAACGGTGTCACTGAAGAATGCACCGTTCTTAGGAACAAAGACGCGCACTGCCGCAGTCGTTAAAACGTGAAGCTCATCGATTGCGCGATTAGTGGATTTGACCCCGGTTAAGTCGAGCGGATACTTGACTGGAACAATAGACATCTTTTTCTCTCCGTCGCTAATTGTGTAAAAAAATATTAATAAAAAGATTGCATAGAGGCTAGAGCGTGTTACCGCTCTAGCCTCTAGATGGTTGTGGGTTACAACATGCTTTTACCGTTTAAGGCAAAGCTGGCCATACGATTGTAAACGGATCGGGGAAGGTGGTTGTCAGGTCACGGATGGCCTGGCAATATGCCAACACTGGTGTGATGTCTTCGGTCGGCATTTTTCCCAACAGGACTTCGTCAGCAGCGCGGTCGATGCGCCAGCGCTGATCTTGGATCAGGTTGTAACGCTCGCTGTCCAGGCTCGACCATTTCAGTTCCCACGCCCCGGCTTTCGATTGGGCAATGTCGTCAGCAGAGACACCAACGGTACGTGTTTCTGTGTCGGTCAGGAAACCAAGATTGACGTAGTCTTTACCGAAGTGTGTTTCCAGGTCACGCAGTGTCGCGTAATCCAGGTCTTGCATGCCGGTGATGTTACCGTACGTCTTCGGCACTTCGCCGGCGTAAAGGATCGTACGGGTGGCTTTGTTGACCAAATACAGAATGCCAGAAACACTCATTTCATTACCTCACTGGTATAGATTTTCTTGGTGTGGAATTTCTTCCGGTAGAACGCTGGCAGGCGAGAGACGAAGCTAAACTTAAAGCGGGCCGTCTCGAGCATTTCAGCAGGGCCACATGCGGAATGGTAACTCACACGTTTAAAGGGCAGTACATGCAGCAGAGGCGTTCCCGCAGGGATGGTGATTTCGCACTCGCACAAGGGACTGAAGATAAAGTTGGCGACATGAAAGCCGTCGTAGTCGACCGTGCCTGGATAAACAAACAGTTCTTTTAAGAATGGTGAATGCATCAAGGCTGGCAAGAGATGCGCAGAATGACCAGGTTCGGTGTGGATGCCGTAAGGTAGAGGGATCTTCACCACCGCCCGCTGCACGTTATCACGAACTGGTGCCATACCATCGACAAGATCCCAATCCATGGGTTGTGACAGACCTTCGTTGTCACGTAAGCCCGGCATGTTCACTTGCACACCGAGTTCATTGGCCCGGATATGGATGTCGCAATGGGCCCGAATCAAGTAACCTTCCTGGAAGTAATCAAACATCCCAGGGCAGCGTGCAAACTTGACCGCGCCATGTTCTGATTTGGCTTTCTCAACCATCTTCTTAAACCAAATCGACGGTGTCTTTTTGGTCGCTTCTACGGGATTGGAAATCCAATAGCTGCCGAAGGTAGCGAAGAAGCGTAGGCGGGAATGCGCTGAGAAGTGTTCCGTCCAGCTGTGTAAGCTTTCCAGCCAACCAATCAAACGCAAGAGAAACCGGGCGATCATTTACGCGGCTCCCGCAGTTCACCTGTGTAGACGTGCGAACGCGAGTTTTGCTGACGCTCGATTTTACCAACGTTCAGTTTCTCGGCCGAATGCATGATGCGGGTCAAGACTTCAGTTGGCACCTCGCTGCGCTTAAACGGGATGGCTGTCACCAAAGGCGTGCCGGCCAAGATGTCGCCATCAAAGCCTTTCTTGTGGAACACACCAGGGAAGTTCACTTGCTTGGCGTAGGTGTCTGTGTCAACCACCGCACCCAGGCAAGTGAAACGATCTTCCTCGAACCCGTTCAATGGCGGCAAGAACAGCGTGGAGTAACCTGGCCGGGTCTTGATGATCCACGGGTTATGGAACTTGATTGCCGGACCTGGATACGTCGGGGACGTTGCGCCACCCAATTGAATCAGGTCGTGCATCGAAGCGCCGGACAGGAAAGGACCGGACACCACTTCCATTTGACTGCCGTCTTCGTTCGTGCGAACGTGTACGTCAGCGCAACTGAAGATGGTGTAGCCCAAGGCCATGCCGTCCAGAAGCGGAATACATTTCTTGGCAGTCATGACCGAGGCGCCGAAGTGGTCCCGTGGAGGATTGCTTTCTTTCGGTAAATGCGGTGGGATTTTCTTCCACCAGTCAGCGATATTCTTCATCGCCGGCTTCGGTGGAGGGATCACGCCGAAATGATTTGGTTCACACAAGAACTCGATGACAGGCAGCAGCGCGTCACGGTCTTCCTGTGTTTCGAGACGATAACCCATCTCAGCCAGACGTTGTTCTGTCAATAAAAAACGAGCAATACGATTGAGCATAATTGTGTCAGCTCCGATTAACGCAGTTTAGGGCCGAGAGCCCAAGCAACCAACGTGCGGCGTTTACCGGACGTCACGGGACGAACCCGATGGGGGACATGGGAGTAAAAGAACACAGCCGTGCCAGCTTGCGGACGCAGCAACATCGTGTCTTCCGGATTGCCGTTCAGATTCAGTTCCAGCTCACCGCCTTCGTAGTCGTCAGGGCTGGTCAAGAAGACCACCACCGACAGTTTGCGATGGGCGTGTGACTCCATACCTTCGTGGGCGTCAGTGTGCCAGTCGTAGTGCTGGTTCAGGTTGTATGCCGTATACTGCACCGGCTCAAACCCGTCGAGGTCCATCTGGAACTTGTCACGGTTCACTTTAGCGAACATGCCCGTAACGGACTGGATGAGCTCCATGCGCTCCTGATGGTTCGGTCCCTGTGGGTTGTCATCTACCCACGCGACGGTGGAGTCACGGGTTTTCTTGAGCACGACGTTCGAGCCAACGTTACCAGCAGCAAAAACCAGATTGTCGCCCAGCTTCAAGAACCGTTTGATTTGATCGTGTTGCGCGTCGTAGGTTGGCTCTTCGCCCGCCGCTTTGCTGACCATGCCGTTACCCAAAGCGCCAAACATCTCGCAATAGGACAGATGGGGGAAACTCAATTGAGGAATACCGAAACGTGGGTTCATGCTTATTTTCCTTAGGGTTAGAATTGTTGTTTCACGGTTACTTGTGCACCCGGACTGACGGAGACTGGAACGCCGTTAGCAGAGTAAACAATTGGCACCAACGTCTCGAGAACGTAAGTGCCTGGAACGGCACCAGCCACGCCTGGGAACGTCACACCCAGCGTTGTGAACGGTTGGGATGCTGCACCAGGGGTAGGAGGATTGTACACGGCATTGCCGGGCACAGGAGCGTTGTACGTCGCGTTACCTGGAATTGCCGGATTGTAATACCCCGTGCCAGGCGTAACAGGGTTGTTATACGCTGTACCTGGAATGGTAGGATTATAATTGGCGTTGCCTGGCAATGACGGGTTATACGTCTGGGAGCCACCAACTGGTGGGTTATAGCTGACCGGGTTGGTAACCCCTGGATTCGTATACGGCGCGTTCGTCGTCGGGGGGTTAGTCGAACCTGGATTGGTTGACTCCGTCCCTGGAACGATCGGGTTGTATGACGTATTGCCTGGCGTGACACCTGTGACCGGTGGATTGGTGTAAGGTGGGTTGTAAGCTGCAGTGCCCGCTGTTGACGGGTTGTAAGCAGTGTTACCAGGCGTGTAGTACGTTGATGCTGGATTGGTGACCGACGGATTCGTTGCAGGGTTACCCGGTGTGACTGGGTTGTAAGCTACCGTCCCTGGAGCGTAGTAACTCGTCGTAGGGTTAGTGGTTGAAGGATTCGTACCAGGATTACCAGGGGTAACTGGGTTGTAAGCCAAATTACCTGGGGTGTAGTAATACGTCGCCGGATTCACGTAACTCGGATTGGCATACGGATTACCGGGTGTTGTCGTTCCGGGATTGGTATACGCTGGTGTATAAACCTCACAGACTTTAAACGGATGCCCGTTATCGTCGTAATCGTAACCGGTAGACCAGCCAACTGGGCAACTAGATTGCATTCCCACGTTACCTGACTGGTAACTATCCGGCACGTAATTACCCGGTGAATACGTCGCGGGGTTCGTGCCGGCGTTACCTGGCACATAGTTGCCCGGTGCCGTTTGCTCCGCAGGAGGATTGTAAAACGCATTACCCGGTGTCGCTGGATTCGTGTAAGCGTTTCCTGGCACCGTGTCTCCTGGGGTGTAGTATGTCTGCCCTGGATTGGTGTATGGCGTGCCACCTGTGGGTGGGTTCGTGTACGCATTGCCTGGCGTCACATTGCCGGGTGCGGTGTACGACGTGATTGGGTTGGTGTACGCGTTCCCTGCTACGTCAGGGTTGTAGTACACTGTCCCAGGCTGGACGTTCCCTGGTGTGGAGAAAGGCGTAGGTGGATTCGTGTATGCGTTCCCGCCCGAAGCAGGATTCGTAAACGGATTACCCGGAACGTAATTACCCGGCACAGTAGCGCCGGCAACTGGATTACCTGGCACATAGGTGCTCGGAACCGCATTGCCCGGCGTGGTCGGGTTATACCCTGACGCGGTGCCTGGGGTACTGGCGTTGTAGTTAGCCACCGTCCCGAACACAGCAGGGTTCGTGCCAGCGTAGGTACCCGGAACCGGAGGGTTATACCCTGCGATTGTCCCTGGCGTCGATGGGTTTTTCCCCGACACAACACCCGGCGTAGTGGCGTTGTACGTAGGATTTCCTGGTGTTGGTAAATTATAATTAGCATTTCCAGGTATTGCCGGATTGTAGTTTGCATTCCCCCCTGCTGCTGGGTTGTAGCTAGCTACATTGCCTGGAAGTGTTGGATTGTAGTTTGCCACCGCCGCTGGGATAGGAGGGTTATAGAACACCGAACCAGGAATGGCTGGATTGTACACAGCGCTACCGCCAACCGCAGGGTTAGACCCTTGGTTGCCCGGTGTGTAATAACCCGGATTGTTGTAAGCTGGAGCATAAGTGCCGGGATTCACATAGGCATTGCCTGGCGAATAACTGGCCGGGTTATAATAGGCTGGTGTGTACGACCCAGGATTAACACCGTTATTACCTGGCACATACGTCGCAGGATTCACACCAGCATTGCCGGGTGTATAAGTACCAGGGTTGGTGTTACCCGGCACATCACCTGTACAGACTTTGAACGGGTGACCGTTGTCATCGTAATCGTAACTAGTTGCCCACCCAACCGGGCAACTAAACTTCATGGCAACGCTACCGACTTGCTGGTAACTTGGGTTGGTGTTACCCGGCGTATAACTTGACGGGTTGGTATACGGATTACCAGGCACCGAATAACTTGGATTGGTGTAGGCATTGCCTGGCGTGCTGATCGCACCGACGTATGTGCCAGGTGTGTAGTTACCTGGATTCGTCCCAGGGTTACCAGGCGTATAAGCGCCACCCACGTAGTTGCCGGGCACATACGAGCCAGGATTGGAATAAACATTGCCAGGCACAGTTGGGTTGTAATACGCTACAGTGCCCGGCGTGACTGGGTTCGTGCCAGCTGGGTTCCCTGGCAGATCAGGATTGTAATTAGCGTTCCCTGGTACCGTTGGATTGTAATTAGCATTCCCTGGATAGATGGTGTTATAACCAGCTACGTTACCGGGTACGACTGGATTGTAGTTGGCGATGTTCCCAGGTACGCTGGGATTGTAAACTGGGTTACCCGGTGTAGGGGCAGAGCCTGGCTGACCATAACCTGAAACCAAAACGTGTGACTTACCAAACTCGAGCGTCAACGTCCCCGGTGCATTAAACACGGAGACGCCAGCAACAATACGAGCATTGGTCTTTTCACGCCGAAGATAATGCGTTAAACGACCCATGTCGAGCTCCTTCTAATTAATGAGGATTGAGGTTCGACAGCGAACCAGTCCAGGTAACACCACCGTCTTCTGAAACGAAGTACCAATAATCCCGTGCCCCAACTGTCGTTGAACGTGGTGGCGGTGTACCATCTACCCACTTCACATTCGTTGGCCAAGCAATGGCGTAACCGTCGGCAGAGTTCACAGTCGTCACAGAGAACTCGATGACTTTATTCGACATATCACCCAGTTGCTCGATGTTAAACGCAATCGACCCGGAACCGCCAATGGCGATTTGGTAAGCTTCAGCTTGCGTAATGTCGATCGAGATCGTACCCGGCATGATTATCTTCATCAGGTTCTGGGAACCCAAACCGCTAAAAGCTGGCCGCTTGGCGTTCGCTTTCATGTCGAGGGTCTTGTTCTGGTCAACATTCTGGGCTTGTAATTTAGCGAACGCCGTTAAGGTTGTATCGCTTTCGCCGAGTGCGGTTGTGGTCTGTGTAACGACATAACCAGAGAGCTGAGTGCTACGGACACGGTCACTGGTAAAGTATTTATTTGTTTTACCTTCTGAGACAGAGTCGGTATTAACAAGCACGCCTCCTACTGCGTCAGCCACGACTTTGGTCAACTCGGTGCGCGAGACGGCGTCGATGTCCTCACAGGTAACCTTGTGGGGATTGCCTGAGAAGGTGTTGATGTGTTGCGACATGGCCGAACTAGCCTGAGTCATAATCGCGTCAACGATACGGTCGATTCCCTGTACCATCTGCGCCTGCCCAACCAGGTCCTGCAAGTTCCATTCGTGAGCGATCACAGGGAAGATGTTTGGGTAACCTGCGACGTTATCCCAGGAAGCTGCACGTGGGTCAACGGTCAGTTGCGCCAAGATGGTCGCAATCCGGTTACTGTCAACGGTCCACTCACCGCCCAGACTTTGGTAAGCGTCGAAAATTAACGTGCCGTTGATCTGTTTGTTCAGCAGTGTGATGGAGCCGTAAATCGGCTTACCAGTTGCCCGACTAGCGCCCATGAAGTAATGCGTGAGCTGGTAATCGATTCCTTCGTAAAGCGGGCGTAGCTCGCCTTGGATGGATTTAAAACGCAGCTGCTGGGTACCAGCGAAGAACGGGCCGCTAGCAGGTACAACGTAGTAGTAATCGCGGTCACCCACACCGGTTAATGGTTGGAGTTCATTCGTGACCCGATTCAATGGGTTGACACCGGTTGGATCGAATGGAAATTGTGGAGCAGTAAGAACGGTCGTCATGAAAAGCACCCTTAAAAAGGTCGGGGAAATATGTTATGTTAGTGTCCTAGTGACTATATTATCTCGGCTGTTCCCCCATTAGAGTAAGGATTTTTCCTATGTACAACCTCGTTTCAGCCATCGTAAAACCCTTAGATGGTAATGCTCGATGGCGCGCCATGAACATCGGGGATATCGCGATGCGCGATTTATTCAACGGTTTTAAGCGGGTGGTGGCGACACTTTCCAATTCCGTTTTAACCCAGAACGTTAGTTTAGATATCGAATCGCTGCGGGCTAATTTGGGTGGCAGCGATCAAAGCTTCAATGCTTGGTTAGCGAGTAACGGTAATGTCGCGTTACCGACCTCCAATGCCCTGCCGGTGATCAACACACGGTATGCTGAATTTTCAGATGCTGTTCGATCAGGCTACAAAATCAAACCGGTTGACATTAACATTTCCGAGACGGTTGACCTACCGTTAGCGGACCGCCCAGATCTTTTGGTGAGAAAAGACGGTGAAGATTATCCAACCGTTCAACAATGCACCCTTGTAAACGTGAACGGTTTCTATCACGCCACTGACGCAAGTTCAGCTGGACTGTATGTGATAGATGGTAACAAAACCAGTTTGCATTCGGGGCGCAATGAAATCGGTTTGCTGTCGTTTCGTAAACTTGGCAATCTGAGCTACTATCCAATCACGGACGCTATGATCTACGCCCAGAAAGACACGGAGAAGCTGCGTTATAACTGCTACGTAAATCTGGGTGTAGACGTCAGTCAAAAGACGGTGATGTTGGTATTAGGTGGTTATCTCCATGTCCTGGACAAACAAGCTGTTTTCCGTATCTCCACTACAGCGTTCGGTATTGACTTCGGTCAGATTCCTTTGGTCGATCGGTATTTCGAATCGCGTAAGGTGTTGGATCTTTCTAGCCTGGGTTTGGAAGTGTCTCCTAACAACCCAGATCAAATCGCCATCAACGATCTTTTTAGCGATTCGGTGTTG